ATTTCACGCTCCGTGTCCTCGTTTAAGACCTGGAAGTAAGCGCTCCAGCCGACAAGCTCCTCACTGGTCATTTTGGTGCGGACTTCAGACAAGCTCATGCCTAGCTCCTTGGCAACGCCGAATTGCAGCATGAGCCAGTTGTCTTTCCGAAGCTCCGCACTCAGGATTTTGGGTCGATCGGCTCTTCGTCATCAGTCAGCACAGCAACCATCAGACTCTGCAGGTCACTATCCTTCACTTCGTTCTTCAGCACATCAATTTCGCCGGGTGAAAACAGCTTCGCTCCACTTTCATCCATGGCCTTTGAAAGCAGCAACTGCAATGCGAATGCTGAAGCATCATCAGACTTCGCCTGACGCTGGGCACGCTCACGCTCAGCAGCAGTAAGCGGAGTCACCCACATCTCAAACTCGCTGCCGTCCGAAAGAACTACAACCTTTTTTACCGGCTCCAAATTCGCAGCTTTACGCAGACGATCGATTGCACGAGTTGGAATCGAAGAAGGCATAAATATGCTCACTGATGCCTGTAGTGTAGCGCAAGAAAAAACCCCGACCTGTTGGCCGGGGCATTTTTACGATCGCAACACTTATCAAGTGGTAGAGAAGTCGAAGCTCGGAGTTGCAGCAGGACGGAAGTTCACAGCCACAGACTGAGCATCATCAGGGTTGACGTTCATGCTGGCAGAAGTCAGCACTGCATCAAACTCAATGAAGCGGCTCAACGTATCGCTCAACGAGCCACCGCTATACACACGGTCGATGTAAAGCTTGATGGCTGCACCGCCTTGCTGACGCTGGAGCACGTCCTGAATCATCCGGTTAGACATTGCTGCGTCTTCATTGGTCATGTAGACATCAGCGCTACCTGAACCATCGCCAAATCCAGCGATGTAGCTCCGGAACGGCACAAACTGACCAGGAGTTTGACCGATGGTTGTTACATCGATCTCGCTGCGCTCAATGTCAAAAGTCCAGTTACGAACTTGACCAACTACAGCGTAATCGCCGTAAGCAACCTGAAATTCGTTGGGGCTGGTGGCCGTACCGGCAGCCGTGATGCTGATCGTAGAGCCGCCAAGAGTGGCAGAAACCTGCAGAACACCAGTGCTAGCGGTGTACCCAATCACGAAATACGTCGTACCAGCGGTGATGCCAGTAGGCAGCGTGCCAGAAGGCGTACCGCCCTGCTGGTTGACAACACTAAACTTGACGGGATCACCAACCTTGAAATTAAGGAAGGTTTCCACCGTCACGGTGTCGTTTGCAGTGCTGACATCAGCAGGGGCAAAGGTTCCGCGTGTTCCAGCAGGCTTGTAATAGAGAGCGCCGGACGTGCCGGACAGAACAGTGGTGGCCATAGGGCGTACCGAGATTCAGAAGTCTGCGGGCTACGCCCGGCTAAAAACAGATTAGCGCAAAGTATTTACGGAAGCACTGTCGCTACGTACCCAGCCTCTATCTGTCCTACAAAATGAGGAGCTGCATCTACCGCTGAAAATGTTGGGCCATTTATTTCCCCAATCCGGAAATACACGTCCCCAGTGACTGCTGTCTTGGCTGTGTCGTTCAACGTTTCTAAGACGCCAACCGCAGTCGTCATCAGCGTTTGATTACGAGCTGGGCCTTGGCCCTTTTCGCTAAAGACTCTAATAACAATCGCTCCACGCGCGTTATCGACACTGGAAGTAAGTGTCGCTTCGTTTGTCGCTCCAAAAGTTACGTTTACTCGAACATATTCAGTCGTAGTGTTTAGTGGAGCGGCTGTGATGTTGTCAAAAAATACGGGTACAGCAGGACTAAGACCGTTGAAAGCGGTCAACAAAGGACTTTCAACAGCAGCGCGAATTGACTGATAGTTCATTTGAAGTTGTCCTCGGCTTTTTTCATGGCACGGTCCACCGTCTTCTGAAGGTTACCGCCCTCTGTATAGGTCACAAACCAATCAAGTTCTGCAGTTGATCGATTAGGCCCGCTACCACCTGGATCGCTACCTTTTGGCCAAGGCTCACCACGAAGACCTCCAGAGCGCCTGCCACGAGCGATCGGCTTAATTGCATCTGTACCGGGATCTCTAAACTCTCCTGGCTTCAAATCACACGCAATATCTGCATAAGGAGCCGTATTTTTAATCTTGAACGGCGACCCCAACAGATCTGTCTTAACGTCTCGACCTGAAACTCTTGGCGCTTTAATCGGCTGAGGAGCACCTTCAACTCCTGTGCCGCCAGACGACGAAGTTGCAGTCTCTATTTGCCAAGAATTTGCAAATTTACCTGTCCAAGCCGGACCAAGTTTCTGCAAGTCCTTTACGACATTTTCGGCAGCAGCAGCGCGTGAGTGATACAAAGCACTGACCGTGATTCGATCAATCTCTTCCAAAAATCCCTTAAAGCCAGCGCTTGCCATTACTGCGGCCTTACGAAAAGCGTGTGCATCACTGGGCTGTCGCCACGATAGCTCGTTATATTGATGATCTTGGCTTCTCTTGTAGCACCATCCTGCGTGTACTGAACTCGATCAGCTTGCGTTGGATAATACGTCCCAAGCTCATCGGTGCCGATAATAATCTTGAGGTCTGTTGACTGATACAACCCCTCAGATTCCGAAGGCGTTAGACGTAAGATCACGCCTTTCACAGTTACGTTTGTGTCCGCTCCAGTGACAGCTCCAGTGGATGGCGTATAGGTTCGGGGTGTTGTAGTTTTGATGTACGTGATGTCTTGACCCCAGTCATCAAGGATTGACTTGGGGATTGGGGCGAATGTCGTATCAATCAGTCCCATATCAACCCCTCACCACACGGACCTGATAGCTGCCACTGCCGCCGAGACAATAAGCGCCAAGATAAGACTGCAGCCAAGGGTAAACATCAAAAACGTTATTAACGGTTCCCGTAGCTTGACTAGAAGTGTTGTACTTAACTTTGAGTTCTCCGAGTTCGACTTCTTCGTATAGCCCCTTATCGCCGGTAGTCCCTGTAATTGAGTCCGTGTCATTGGCTAATGCGTTCGCTAACTCATAAGTAGCGTATTTAATATCGTTTGGAATGCTCGTGCAAACCAACTCAACTCGGTCAACGTGATAATCGTTGCGAGGCCAGCTCAATGCTTGGCTGTTATCGCAACGCTCACCATAAAAATTCAGTGTGTCGATCCAGCGCGTTGCAGAGATCAGCGCTCGGTTCTTTGCGTCATCAGTCTTGTTATCCCAGTTGGTGCTGCTTGGAACGGTTTCAAAATAAGCGTCCGCTTCCGCCAGCGTCACATAGCTGTTGGCCGTTGCGCTCTTCAAGGTAGCGTTGATGGTTGCGGCCACGGCTTACCTACCTACCTTTTTCATTGCCATTTTATGCGCTTCAGTGAAGGTCTTACCAGCCTTCATCAGCCGGCGCATCTCCGCCATGTGTTTTTTGGTGTGATGCTCTGCATGGCGTTCCATCGCGGCTTTTTGCCGGGTGGTCAGTTTTTTGGGACTGCTATACGCCATGCCAAGAAGAAGGTGGCCCCACCTAATGGTAGGGCCGTTTTTAACTACCGCGATCAGGGGATAGCGGTGGTATCGAGCGGGGTGTTCACGATCAACTCGACCGCTGGGATCAAGTCGATGTCGTAGGTAGCCGCCCAGTTGCCAGCTGTTGCAAGCTGTGCGTTGGTCGGGTTGTCAGCAGCGTTGCTCCACTTGGTGCCCATGACGTGATAGGCAGTGTGGTAGTCAACCGAGATCACATCCTGCTTGGAGAGGATGTTGCGGTCAGCTTCAACGCGCAGATCCTGCTGCACACCTTCAAGGATGGTGCCTGACTTGATCAGGTAGCAACGGAACTCACTGACGTGGGTGGAAGTACCAGGACGCACGGTGTTGACCTGAGAGTCAACGATCACGCGCATACCGGCAAACTCACCAACTTCACGAGCGCCGATGCCAACACCACCGCCACCCCAGGTCACTGCGCCAGAAGCAGCCAGTGCAGAGGTAGAGAAGGTCAGCATTCCCACCTGATACAGGTAGTAAGCGACGGAGGGGTGAACAACCAGAATGTCCAGTTCGTCACCACGCTCACCCAAGACGGAGCGAGCT